GAGCGTAGACCTGTTCAACCGCAAGGGAGAGCGAATACTCACGAAAATTAAAACAGAAGACTTTACTAAATAGGGGGATATATGTCAGAGAAGTTTACGCACGGCAAAATTAAAACATACTACACGAACGACGATGGAAGTATCACCAGCGAGACTGAGAGTTTCTACGAGAACCCGACAGCCTTTGAACGCGAAGTCACCCAGAGTGTCCTGACTGGGCGTGATACGTTCCTCTCGGATGTTATGCAGAGTCTCAGCCTCATATCTAATAAGAAAACCCGTGAACTCCACCTCATTATTAAAACCGATGAGCACTACACCCCACGGTCCATCTTCAAAACATGGACGGAATCAAAAGAAGTGCTGGGCAAGAAACGCTAGTACCAATCTCACTCCGATTGTGCTATAATAAGAATATAAGGTAGCCACCGTATCATCGACCCTACCACGGAAGATGAAGCACGGTGGCTTTTCTAACTGACGATACAGAGCTTTATGACCTGCAAGAGCAGGGCAAGCAAGAATCTACAATCTGGAGGCAAGGCTATCCCGAGTACGAACGCCTTGCAGACAATGACCTCATGGAGGGTCTTGACCCTGCGTTGCCAGAAGTAAATGATGGCTCACTCGCAGCCAGCCTCTATAAACTCCCAAAGCGAATCGTATCAAGCGCACTCACCGGACGCGCAACCGCTACCAACTCCGACGAAGCATGGGTCACTGAACTCGCAAACATCGTCTGGGAAAAACAAATCATTCCGAACGCTAACTCTCAGGCACCATTCCACCGCAAATGGAAAGATGCTGTACGCAAAGCCGCAATCTATGGCTCAGTCCCCCTCAATACTATCTTCGTTGAACGTGGACGCTACACCGGCGCAGACTTTATTGTATCTCAACCCCAAGACGTAACACTCGAACCGGGCAAAGTGTCTGACTATGACTCCGATGTCCTATTCTGGGACGTCTATTTCTCACGCTCACAGGTAAAGAGCATGATTGAACGTGCCAAAAAAGAAATGAAAGAGGCAAAAGAGAATCCCGAAGACGGCTACAATAAATGGTCGCTCGATGTACTTAAAGCCGCTTACGACTCTAAGGACGAAGACAGCCGTGACGCTCAGGACGAACACAACAACACTAAAGTTGTCCAAAAGGGCGTGAAGTTCTGCATCGCTGTTCAACGTGGTCAAGATGCACCATTCAAGATGTTCTACAAGAAGCGTACCGCCCGTGAGTGGAGCAACCCAGACCCGTCAGGTGACGTGCCGATTCACTTCCTCTATTGCTACCAAGACTTCGTAAACCCATATGGTACAGGGATTGTTAAACTTGCCGGTGGTACGCAGAACGTCCTGGACTACATGCGACAGTCTGACGTACTCGCGACGCAAATCGGACTCCGACCACCAGTATCTATCGGGGGCAACATCGACTCAGCAGACCTTGACTCTATCGGTGTCTACGCTCAGGACGCTCAGTGGATTACCGGCGATGCAATCGTGAAGCGTGAAGAAATAAGCAACCAAGTGTACTCACAACTTCCTGCTCGCATCTCTATGTATAAGACCTCACTTAATCAGTTGATCCCGGTTGGTGATACCTCAATCGGCGGTTCAGACTCAGGCGACCCACAGTATTCAAAGACTCCGGCCGGTGTTGCGTTCCAAAAAGCCAGCCTGTCGATTGACGATGAGGACTTCAAAGACAACCTATACATGACTTACGAAGCCGTCGCAAAGAGCATGATTAACACCCACTTCGCTAACATGCAGGGTCGTGACCTCCTAAAACTATCTGACGAGGAGCGTGACCGTCTGCAAAAGGCCGGACTTGAGTTCCCAGTCGATGAGAACGGCCAGCCTACTAATGAACTAGAAATTATCTGGGACGAAGCACGAGCCGTATTCGACTTCGAGATTGACGCAGAACAGGACAAGACCACCGACGAAGCACAACAGCTTGAGGGACTGCTCAAAGTAGCAGAGTTCATCAAAGACCCTGCCACACAGCAACTCATCATGAGCGGACAGCCAATGATGCTCGGTTCGATGAAACTCGACCCAGGAGAGCTTATTTCGGAGATTATCAATCTGACTACCGATAACGACAAGATTATCACACAGGTGACACCAGAGGAGCAGGAACAGTCTGAACAGGCACGACTGCAACAGGAGCAAATGGAACAGGAGCAGATGGGCGCTCAAATGCCACAGGAAATGCCACAAGAGGCTATGCCTGAGATGCCACAAGAAATACCTATGGAAATGATGCCAGAAGTACCACAGGAAGACCCTGAGTACGTCCTACAGGTCATGCAACAGTTCGGTGTTGACCAGCCAACCGCCCTCGCCATGATTGAAGCCGAGAAGCAGGGCTATCATCCGGAGGAGATTATTGAAGCGCTAAAGCGACAAGGAGTGGCTAATGTCTAGAGCAACCGGCGATTTATTCACAGGGATTCACAGTGTCCGCGCACAAGAGGTAGCTAAGCAACGTGACGACCGACGACAAAGCCGTACGGTTGCCCGCGTTGAGCTTGGAAACGATGCTCAGTCTGTTATTGACCTTATCGCCGCAGAACGAGCCGGACTCCCTAAGAAACTGTGGGATTTAGTAACTACCGCGGATACCAAAGAGACTGTCGAAGCCAAAAAGAACGCGCTTAAACTATACGACTCATACCTAGCGAGCCTCCACAACAAAGTCGCCACCATTCTTAAAAAACCACTAGTGATAGAGGAGGAATAATGAGCGAACTATACGACGCCTACCGTGAAACCGTCAAAGGCGAACAAGCCGACAAGCCCTACGAAGAAGTCAAAGAGGAGATGGCGAAAGTATCAGAGCATATGCTCGAACTTGACCGCCTCGTACCACAAGAGCATGTATGGGTAGATCGCGGAGAAGTCATGAGCTGTGAGGGCGCAGCACATCCAAACCACCGATCATTTAAGTCACATAAAGGAAAAAAGGCATAACAATGGCAAAGCTAACAACCTACAAAGAGAATACCCTACCCATCGAACTGACGTTCACGGGCATCGACCTCACCGGGGCGACGGTTTATTTCACCGTTAAAACAGCGGCCGACAACGATGCGACAGACTCGACTACCCTTATTAAGAAAGACATCACTTCCCACACCGACGCTATCAACGGTTCGACTGAAATTGTCCTCACCCCTACCGATACCGACATAGCTGTCGGCAAATACAAATACGACATTAAGTTGAAGAAAGCAGACGGCTCACAGGTCACTACGCAAGTAGGGGATTTTATTGTTAAAGAAGTAATGAGCAACCGAGGCTAACTATGCCCGACATCATTAATATGACTATCACTACACCTCCTGCGGTCAATATGACCATAACTGGTTTCGGTATTAAGGGCGACCCAGGCACTACCTCATGGGCAGGAATAACTGATAAGCCGAACAGCTTCATGCCTTCTGTTCATACCCATACCGCCGCAAACGTCACCGACTTTGACACCGAAGTATCAAACAATACTGATTTTTTGGTCTTGGACGTACTGAATCCCATGATTGACTGAGCCCGCACCTTTAGTCACGCCGAGGACGTTCACGCCGTAAAGTTTCAGTTCGTCGATACTCTTAGGCTCTGAGCTGTCGGCCATGACAAGCGCATGGGGCAAGTTCTGGAGAATGTCAGCAATTTGCTTGTTGCTCAGTCCTTTGAGGTATGTCACTTCGTCGAGAATATAGCCACCGTTATAGCTGTAGATAGCCACAATCGCTGTCGGGTCATTGGTATAGCCGAAGTCGAGTCCGTAGCGTTCAAGCCGTGCCTCGTGGGGTACTGAGTCGATAATCTGCCAACCGGTATAGATGCGCCCCTCAGATTCACCGAGAAGTCCGAGGCCATAAACTTGCCAAAATTGTTTATTGCCTTTGCGTGATTCAATTTCACTGACGATAGATTTGCTCAACCCCTCATTGTCTTTGTAGGTAAGGATGGTGAAATCAACGTCCGGGCGCTTGTCGATGTAGTCGGTGTACATAAAAAACTCGGCGACCGGATTCCAGTCGGCAAAACAG